AAGCGGTCCATTGAATTGTTTTGTTAGCCTCTCCAACAACCCGGATTTCAAATCCAGAGAAACTTGCCACAATAACTGCGGTCCATGTTGAGGCAGAAGCATCAGCAAAGGCTCCGTCAATGACTTGTGATCCTACTATTGAATAAACACCTCCAACACTTTTTACCATAGCCTTAATAATCATGCCAGAACTTGCGCCTACCGAACCTGCAGATCCGCCTGTCTGATATGCGGAAACATTTATCATAACATAGTTGCACTCTGATCCTGAGAATGACACTTCGGAAGTGCCTCCATCTGATAAAATTGTAGTTGTGGCATTTGTTGAAGTTGCATAAAATAGTGCTTCTGTTTTTTGAATCTTGCCAATCCTACCAGATGTAGCGTTTGAAAAAACAGATGAATTGAAGTTGTTTAATATCCCATAATACCCTTTCAAAAACCCACTTTTATTGTTTAGGTTATTATTGCCTCCAAATATAAAGCTTTCAAATACAGCACTACCTGTTCCAGAGTTATTGTCACCTATTACAATCTTGGCAAATATTGGATTGTTAGTCGACCCAATCACTATTGAATTTGTGTCGACTGATGTATTATTGCTACCAGAAATGATTGAATTATTACCGCTTACATTGTTTTGGTTCCCGGAAACAACATTTTGGTTTCCTGTAACTGTGTTGTTGATCCCAGAAACATTGTTCGAAGCACCAGAAGTATTATTTGATGATCCTGATACACCATTATTATTGCCTCCAACTGTATTGCCAACACCAGAAATGGTATTTGATACTCCACCACCAGCATGACCAGTCCCAGCTCTTAATGAATTTAAAGCAGTAAGATTTCCTGAAGCGTCTTGTGTTACATTTGGATCAGCCTCTAATACGTTTGAAGCATTGTATCTAACTGTTTGGTTAACGGTTCCGATAGGAAGTGTTACGCCGTAAGATATTTTGCGACCAACCCAAATATTGGCAGCTGAATCAAAGTATCCATATATAGCGAAATTTCCAGCTAATGCGTCCGCAGCAGAAATCACAACTCCTAGTATTGTTAGTGTATTTCCACTAGTAGTTACATTTGCTTTAAAGTCTATCCAAAAATAATCTCCCGGCTTTGCTGTTGATACTTCTCCAAATATTGTAACTTGCCCTAAAATTGTTGAAGTTCCATGTATTACATAAGTTGGCGTAGATGTTGCAGGATCAATATTGAACGATCCGGATGTTGGAAGACTAATTTTATTAAATGTAACTCCAGTAATACCGCCAATTGGAATTGTTCTTAATAAAGCACTGTTTAATAGAACCTCTTGAGCAACATCTCCAGTTGCTCCTCTTAGTATAAAATTTTCTTTAAGTCCTGTACCAGCAAGTGGTATTGCGCTTAATGCCCTTTTCTTTATTTCCTGACCTTCTAATACTAGAAAATCAAATGTACTTGCAGACGTATTTAATGTTGGAATTATAAATGGCTTTCCTGTAGTTACATCAAAAACAATATTGTTGCTTGAATCATACAACGCCGACTTATTGCCTACATACTCCCAATAAGTATTGTTAGCTGTGGTACCAGACGGAGCGTTAGTTCCAGATCCTGCAGCCAATATGTTTTTGTAAATTAATGAAGGGTTGGTGCCGTAAAGAACAGTCTTATTTAAAACATAGTCCGGACCGTTAACCCAGAATGTCAAACCTTCTTGCACTGCTGAACCAGCTTCATTGCTAATTAGTTTAGCATACCATGTAGTATTGCTTGCTGCGTACCAAGTATATATTAAGCAATTCCCGCTTGCTGCTTCAGATGCAGATAATACCAGACCAAATACTGTAACGTTGTTGCCATTTGGAGTAAGAGTAGCTCTATAATCTACAATGAATGAATCGCCATCGATAGGTGTCCCAACTGTTTGAACCAATACCGCTGCGGACAATGTTGAAGAACCAGTTAAAACCAGCACCTTTTTAGAAGTGCCCGGCGTTAATGAAATAGTAACCCCGCCAGCACCTATACTTGTCACGGTTACTCCTCTTGCTTCTTCCGGAATACCGGCTGCTCTAAATGCGGCTACTGACAAATCCTGAGATTGAAGCGCCGATAAAATTAAATCCTTGTATGTCTGAGTAAGACGAACTGTATAAGTAGTTGTTGACCCTACGGTTACCGAAGTCACCTCGGTACCAAAAGAAGCATCCCCTAGTACATCTACATCTCCGCTAGAACCACCGCCACCTTCAGGTATTACCTGGGAAGGTTCATCACCGGAACATCCGCACCCAACCGTAATGTTAGCAAGTTGTATAATTTGATTTAACCAGTATGTTGCATCCGACTCTTTGCCACAAGTAACAGCATCATCATACAACATGTATAAAATAGAAACCAAAGAAAGTGTTTCTTGGATCTTAGTAGCTTTACCGAAATCTCCAGTAGCCTTTGCGGCTAACATTTCATTAGTAAGATTCTTAACACCGCAATAAATATCGCAAAGTGTTTTATTATCAACAATTGTTTCGTCGACGGCCGTAATTAAATAATCAACAATCAACCCGTCCGTAAACACATATGTTGCTACCGTAGATATTTTACCGGCATAAGTTCCAGTATATACATTCGGATACGAAAGAATGATCTGATAAAGACCTGAAGTAGTTGGTGACAAACTCAAGCTGGATGGATACCAAAGCGTATGGGTTCTTACTAGTGTAGGATTGATCCCAGAAATCGGGTATGATGTCAAGTCCGTACTTGTAACTTTTGCCAACCTTACATTGTTCGTTACCTCTACATCTCCTTCAGGAGCTTCATAGCAGTAATAAACAGTCGCCACTTCTGAGTAGGTTCCGGGCTGTGTTGCGCCAGCGATCTGTACGCTATATGTAATAGTGTAATTCCCTTTCAGTATTTCATCCAGTGTATCTAACGGGATCAATACTGTGCTAAAACCAAGACTAACATTTGCCGTAATATCCGGCGATGCAAAGCTATTGTTCTCATAGATTATCCCAGTGGGGCCTTCTATTTTGAAAACTCCTTTAACATCCGTCAGGGCAATACCCTCCGCAGCATAATCGGTCGTGTCTGTAAATACAAATGTTGGATCAGTTGGTACAACATTAAACTTCGTTGAGAATTGCAATGCGTCTTGTATCATGTCTTTAATCAAAAAAGACTACCCACTATTAGGCGAGTAGTCTTATGTTTTAGTTTTTTATATTTTAGATAATTTTTCCAAGCTGTTCTGTTCTTCTTTGAATCAATACTTCTTGATTTTTTGCTTCAAGGAATAGTTTTAGATTTTTACCTTTCTTGTCTGAAGAAAGTAAGAACTTAGCTAGTGCCTCATGCTGCTCTTCACCAATTGAAACCTGCAGGATGTCATTAATCTCTTTACCAGAAATTAAGTTTTTCCATGTTCTGATGTCGTCATCATAACTAATCAGGCCATACGATACCGCCTTTTTAACAAGCTCGATTACCGCTCCGTCACCATCCATCACAAGTGACTTAAACTTGTCGCGATTACGGTCGTTTTTAACAAACGTCATCAATGTTGTTTTCAAGCTATTAGCATTCTGATCAGCATTCAACCCAAGCTGTCTGCAAATCTGAATCAAGTCCGCTTCAACCTTCTCGCTGATGTACAATGTCAATTTAGCGATATCCGCCTCCTTAGCAACACTAGAGAACTCGTTAGCCTCAGTTGCAACCTCTTCAAATGTTTTCACATATGTATTGATTGCGTATGGGTTAGACGCGTTAAAGTTGCTCATTCTCAAGAACCACATTAAAGGGTATCTTTGAGGTTCGGCTGGAGTAAACACTATCTGCGCGTAACTCTCTCTGATAAATAACAGCTCCGTATCTTGTGTTCCATCTGAACACGTAATCTCAAACATATCTTTCCCGTCATAAATAGAGTCCGTATTCGGGATTCTAGTGGATGCCGGCAAGATATCCATCTGATCATTTTCAATATTTCTAACCTTCAATGGCTGACGTAATATTTTGAATATTACTGTTTGCCCAGGTTTAAGAGTTCCATATTCCGGACCTACACCTAAAGTTTTCTTATACTCGTCGGACAGTCTTGGCAGTACGTCTCTAATTTTTTTAGATAATTCTTTTTCTGTTGTAATCATTGCTTGGTTCTTTTCTTGTTTCTTTTATTAAATAAGTGGGGTAACATTTTAAGTCACCCCACCTTTATATTAAGCAGTTTTTGTTGCTACAATAGATTGGTTAGCCAATGCTACCGCAACACCAAACTCAGTCAAATAACGGAAGCTGCGTTCATCAAGTTCGTTTGAGAAACCATCACCACCAACATTCGCTTGGAATTTTCTGCTTACTGAAGTCCCTTTAGGGCCAGTAATACCTTTATAACCGAACTGAACTACGTAACCAGCTTTGCCAGTAACCGGATCTTTCGTGTTTGCAATTGGAGACGTCCATACGAAGTAAGGATAATCTTGACCAGGTGCATACATTGAGATTGGGTTGTTAAATTCAGCCATACGCTTCTTAACAAATGTAAAGTTTGCTAAGTTGAAACCATCGCAACCAAAGTCAACCATTCTGTTTCCTTTAAGCACTGTGTTTTGGTTGTTATCCAAGTAAACACGAGCACCTTGGCGCATTGAATCCGTAACAAATCTTTCGATCATTAAGTCCGCTTCGTGACCAACGTTCATCAAGTGAGCGTTACCAGCACGTTGTTTTAATAACAAACGAGTCCAGTTTTCAAGATCATTTAATTGGATACCACCTGTGTATTGGTAGTTGTTACCACGCTCTTGAACTTGCGTAATGGCACCTTTAACCAATCTAACCGTTGCGCCTGAAGCATCAGTAGTTGTACCACCCGGTCCGATCAACGAAGCCATACACAAGTCAATTTGGTGTTGCTTGAACACTGTAGCATCTGCCGTATACAACATGTACTCAGAGTTAGAAGCACCCCATTTAACTTTTGATTTATTTGAAGCTGCAGTACCAGTGAAGTTAAGTTTGTTCTTAACAATACCTGTTCCTTCTTCGAACTTTACTGGAATGTTTAACATACCATCATCGTATCCAGTACCCTCCGCAGAGAAGTTACCAGCAATGATCATTGTTTTACCAGCAGCCAATGTTGAAGCAGCAGTAGCTGTTGCCGGAACTGGAACTACAGTCAATGTGTGAGCATTTGGAGTTGTAGTACTTTTAGACTGCACAAACAATTGCAAACCATCAACCTTGATCATGTTGTTTGCTCTGAATGGAGATCTTGTACCACTGTTTTGGTGAGCTGATGCAGCAATTGTAATTACCGCTACCGCACCCGGAGTTGCACCGCCAGTGAATGAAGCTATGGTAGCGTTTGCACTAACATAACCTTCTTCATGCCATCTGATATTAGTATCTTCTACTAATTTCCACGCCTGAAGCGATTCAATGTACATTAAGAAGTTTCGTTCATCAACTTGCTGGAATACCGATTGCCATAAAGTTGAATCATCTCTTAATAATTCACCCGTAGTTATCGCGGGGATGAAACTGTCGCCGACTCTGCCAGCGGTTGAGTTATTTAAAATTGACATATATTTTTACTTTTTTTAAAGATTTGCGAAGAAATTACCTATCGTTTCTCTACCTGTTTGCTCCGTTCTTAATGGGCCTGTTCTTTTTTGTTGGTCTCCACCTTTGTTTTTATTTAGAATATGCTCCTCTTGGTGGACTCTACCTAACTGGTAAAATTCTGAAGCTACTCTATCGAATTGGTTGTTCTTGATAATAAGTTGCGCTAACTTACTATAGTCATAACCGCCTCCTTCTTTTGCTATCAACTCACTAAGCCATTTTATCGGACTGTCCATTGCATTTTGAATTTCTTCCAAATCCTCTTGATCAACGTTCACGTTTACTGAGGTTTTATCTTCCATTTCGAAAACAATTGTATCCTTGTTTGCCTTAATGATATTAATCTGTTCATCTACGCCTTTATACCATTTGGCGTCTTCCGCTGCACGATCTACTTGCTCTTGTTTATTATCAACTACGGCAATAGATTGTTTTTTGGATTCTAACCAGGCTTTAGCTTTCTTTCCTTCAGATTCTAATAAGGCTCTTTGTAGGTCCGCATCTTCTTCATCGAACTCGCGACTCTTCATATCCTTATCAAAAAGTTTTAGGGAAAGGTGTCTAGGTAAATCAGATCTTTCAATAACAAACTTTTCTCTCAATGCATCAATTGCTTCCATTTTAGATGGATCCAATGACATAATTTCATCATACATAGTCCAACTACCTGTCTCAACAGCCAGTTTTTGTCTTGCAAGCAACTCCGGACTTACGCCAGGCTCTTTGTTTGCTAAGAGGTTATTGTATGCTGCAATTATCTCCGGAATTTCATCAATGGAGTTAATCTTTACACCTTTGTCTCTAAACCTATCGTTAAACCAAACAGTTGGATCATCGAAATCATCCCCTGCATTGTCTTCCGTCTCAGTTTCAATATTTTTTTCCTGTCCGCCTTCTGCTGCAGGTGTGTTTTCTAATTCTAATCTCGCCTCCTCCTCTTCATTTGCTAAAATTTCAGCTCTTGTTAAGAATGGCTGATCTGTTCCTTCAAAGAAATCGGCAACAGTTTCGGACCCTTTGTCCTCGTTGTTTTCTATATTTTCTAATTCTTCTGCCATCATTGTTAGTTTTTCTTACCCAAAAATAATATATTTACATAATAGATAATTTCAACTACTCAAAATTGCGTACTTTATGAAAAGTTTTACCGTGTCTAAGGTAAATGGGGTTAACGGAATTGACTCTTTCAGTCTTTATGTAGCTCTAGATGTTGGCAGGATTAAGGATTATTCCAGGTGGGCTAAAAACTTAGACAAGTACGGTGACGAGGGTATTGATTTTTTTAAACAGAAGACTATGATCTTTGATCCGCAACCGGTTCGCCTGAGATTAAGGTATCACGTATCACTATTGTTTGCATGTGAATTGTGCGCCTCTGTTAAGACGGCTCATGCGAGGAGTTTAAAATATGAACTTAGGCGCGTAATGAATACCCCCGCCAAATAACTACTCACATTTGCGTATTTTTTTGACTATCATTTTTATTAGGATTATTTTTGGTTGTATATAAAAAATTACAACTATGGCAACATTCTTATCTATCCCTGTTATTAAAGGGGACCTATCATTAGTTCCAGATACTGGCGGAGCTAGAAAGTTAATCGCTAACGCTGTTACAAAGACATTCAATAAAGAATACATCTCTGAGTTATCTCCAATGGTGTCTCCTCAGACTGGTGCAACTTTATCAAAGTTTACTTATGATGCCCCAGGTGGCATTAGAAATGTTTACGAAGCAACAATAACTGTTGCGGCAATCATCGCATTAGACGTTTAAATCTTTCTGTTTGTTTGTTTGGTTTCTTAGCCTCCATGCATTGATTTGTATGGAGGTTTTTTTTGCATAAAAAAAGTGGTAAGGCCACTACTCCTCACCACTTTCAAAAAGAAATTACTTATTAACCTGCATCAAATATACAAAATAAAACACTAGGTGCAAATTTATTTACCAGGAAGTCTGTTTCTATCCAGGTTTTGATTAACCTTCATTTGCGTTTGCTCTTTCTGGGACTCCTCCTTAGTTTCGATATGGAATCCTTTAGCAATATTGTTCTGTTGATTCTCTTGCATTTTATTACTATGCTTCTGATTCTCCAGCTCAATATTAGCCTTTTTATTCATTTCAATTATCTGGGACTCCTTATCAAGTTCTGCAGCCATTTCTTGTTGTCTGATCATGGCTGAGTTTTTAGCTGTCTCCTGATCCATATTGGCCTTATCCTGCATCATTTGCTTTTGGGTAGCCTCGGCTTCTCTCTTATGAAGATTGATAGCCTTATACAAATACGCCTTAGCCTGCTTGATGGTTGTACACTCTTTAACTACCAGGCTGTCCGACATTGTTATACCGCCGTTGTTAGGCCCAAGTGTTAATGCCTCCCTACAATCCATATAGATATCGGCCCACTGTTGTTCCGAAGCGGAATGTTGGATATCAATGTTGTATTGATACTTACTTGCCTGTTGGTTTAATTTAATGTATTCGTATGTGTCTGTACCAATGCCATTTTTAATACCAACTGCTTCACCGGAGGCAATAACATCCATGCCCATCATTACTTTGACCCTGCAGATATCTTCATAGTGCATTCTCTTTGCTTCGTAAAGATGTTTTATAGAGTAGTCGGCTGTTTCCATAACATTGTCGCTAACACCTTTACCCATGTATTTCTGGGGCGATCCTGCTGCAACGGAGTTGAATCCGGTAATTTCCTGCATCAGCATTAAATCAGCTCTCAATCCATCTAACCACCCACCGAAATCCGGACCTAAACCACCATACAATTCCTGAACTGGTTTGGCGCCATTCCCACCGAACTTCTGTGCGGACCCAGCATAGATATGTATGTTTTCCTTAACAGCCATTTCAAGTGCAACCTCCCTTGTATAGGATGCATCATTAATACTTTCAACCGCCGACAATAACGCATCTGAGTCGATAGCCAACCCGGAAGGCCTTGCTTTTGCAATTGCATCCTGCATCTTTTGCCACTTCAAATTGGCACTTTCGATCAATGGCATTATTTCACCAAACAATTCTTGCGTATAGCCATCTTTAATAAGCGGTGCATTGATTAGTATCGGCAACTTTGTTCTGTATGGATCGGAATGATCGCGTGGGGTGTCCCTGAATAAACCATAGTTATAAACAAAGTCGGTTCCAACTATCCACGTACACTTGTAGACAACCTGATTCTTTGTTCTGAATAGTTTTTTGGTCGGATTATTCTTTTCGAAATCATCCTCCTTACCTTTGTAGTAATCGAATGCCTTGCGGTATATTCTTGGATTGCCGGCGCTATTATTTTTTAAAACTTTAACTTCTTCGTTATATGAGTAGAAGTAAAAATCAAGAACTAATCCTTTTTTTGTTACGGATTGGTCCATTGAATACCCTTGCTGCGCTCTACTATCAAATCTTGTATAGTCGTTTTGCGAGAAGAATAATTCAATCTCCTTTAACTGTTCTTTTGTGAAGTCGCCGTTAACATCCTCCTCCATCAATTCAGTCACCGTAATTTGGCGGTATTGACCAATTTCCGAAACGTCCCTAAAATTTTCCGTATTGCTATACCCAACCAAAAGCGATCTTGGATCTATGACTTCCGCAACTGGCGTCCCATCCACCCCACTTCTAACCTGGGTTGCATAAGCACCCATTAGAATAACGTTCAAATCCTCCTCCATTAACTTATCCTCTACGCGATCAATAGAGTTTGAGTACTTTAAAAAAAGCTCAATACCCATTGCCATTTGGTAAGGGATAGATAAATTGGTCTTCTGTATCTCAAGTTCATCCGTGTCTACGGGAAGGTTGTCAAAACCTAAATCCTGCAGCATCTGGGCAACCTGTGGAACATTGTATTTATCGGCAATCTTTTTAATATTCATTGCCGCTTTCAGCCTGGAAGAAAATTCCTCCTCGTGCTGCCTTGCCAACGCATTTATCGGGGTTGCAACAATATCGAATTTACGATCGTTCAACCTGTTTTTAAGAATCCTAACGTACTTAGACGCAACATTTAAAATTCTTTTATCCCTAGAAACCGCTGTTTGATTCTTTGTTTCGGACTTATTGTTGTCATACAGGTCCATGTATTTCCCCGGATCAATAAGCGCCTGAAAATATCTTACATTTTCATCATACTTATCCCGTGCATTAAAAAATAAATTAGGACTATTGGTTCTAAAGTCATTGTGAGCGGTTTTAACCATTTGCAGACACCATGCACCGTCCTTTTTTTCAGCGGGAATGATGTGACTTGGCCGGCCATTGGCCAAAACCGAGCCGGGTGCCAGAACATTGGATATATTGGAGTCCGTATAGAAAGAGTTCATCTAGTAGAATTTTAATGCTAATTTAAAATATTTATTCTAATTTTCTTTCTATTATGTATTTTTTTATTATATCAATGGCGACTTTGTGATCTCCGATAGTTAAGGAGGCCGCCGATGGGGATGGAAATATTCTTAGGTTTGTACGGTTTTTCGGCCGCAATAAGTGCCCACCCGCAAGCTACGGTTAAATCTCGCTTGGTTCTTGTCTTGTATGAGAACTTGCGCGCATCATTCAGTATTCTATCCTGACGGCAACGATTTCCATGTTTCGCGAAATATGACTTGAGTCTTGAGATATAAAGGTCAATGGTGTATGTTCCAGCGGAAATACCTTCGGTTAATTCTGATTTATTAGTAATACTTACAGAGTTCTCCGGCCTAGCCATCACAAATTCTAAATACCCACGCTTTTTCATGTAGTTGTAGATATCGAATTTGTTTTTTTCGATTAGAACTTGGCACCCAAAGAAGAAGCATGCGATAATTTGATCCTCATAAAATTCTTCCGGGTCGTCTGGGTCAAACAGGTAGTCAGCAACGAAATTGTCGCTAAACAATTCTGCTTCATGGTTCGCATCAAGCTTTCTATAAACAGCAATAGCAGCCTCGGAGCGTCCATTTTCAGCTTCTACACCACTTGAGACCGGATCGGTTCCCATTGCGAACTTGTCGTCATTTAATGGTTTATGCCTATTATTCCCGGTTCCGTTTGACAACACTTGATTCTGCATGTTTTCGGGTGGAAGCCACGTTATACTCCACCTTCCGTTAATTGGATTGGGGACCGCCTTAGCCTTGCAGTCAATCGTATCCCAAACCAAGTCGTACATGCGTGACCGTTCACGGTGGTTGTCCGGCAGCATCGCGATATATTGGAGTGTGTTATCTATTATCTGAACATTAAAGGGGCATTCCTCTGCATTTGTTGCGAACAAATCCGCCTCGGACATAGGGGATTCTTTACGCTCTTTATTGTATGACGCTGGGTCACCAACAAGTGAGGCTAGTTTTGCCAATAACTCTTTTCTTGCCAGTTCTTCATTAGGAACGCCGTACTTATCAAAGTGCATTGTCCTGTACGCAAATGTAATATACCTGTAAAGCCCAGAAGGGGTTTCCCCGGTAATTGGGTCTATTTTGGTTTGATCGGAGTTGTTCCAGTACTTTTCAAAATGAACCCCGCCTCCAGTAATTTCGGCTACCGTGGTGGTAGCAAGCATTTTGCCAATATAATTATTCGTACTGGTATCGATACAGCATTTTCGCAAAACCATGTGCCTAGAATACACATCATGCATCTCCAGTTTTGCCACTTCATCATGTATAACCTTATGCAATTTCTTACCGTCAAATGCTTTAGGCTTTGCGTTACCTATGAATATGTGTGAGTTTAATTCAGTTCTCGCGGCGGCTATTGCATCTACGCCTTTCTTCCTTGTTATAACAAAGCTGAGACCGGATTTACTTGTCAACCCTTTATCTTCATCATACATTGGAAGGAAGAAGTCGGGCATCCGTTTCATTGGGCTAATCATTGCATTGTCATAAACGTTTTCAAACGCATCTGAATCTGTTTTTGATTGTATCCCTCCCTTTTTTCCTTTTTGTCTTGATAGGTATTCAAACATATCGCATGCTGCAAACTGCGTTTTGCCCGCCCTACGAACGTGGACCTCCAACATACCCAGGCACTTAACTGTCTCTATGCATACTTGCCAGAAATAAGACTTCTCTACATCCGGTATTCTAAACTGAGCATATTCACCAGTGTCCATCGGCCAGTAAGAAAGATAAAAATAATAAAGTCCAGTAATGTAAATTGGCTTACCATTTACCATTAACCACACTCCATTAAGCCTTCGCTTCCACTCCTGAACTCTTAGGTTATCAAGATCTTCATCAACGTATTCTGGATTGAATTTTTGTAGCTTTATTTCTGCAGCTCGTCTTTCGTTATACTCCTCGTGATCAAAAGTTAGTCTCCAGTACTGATCCTCTGGTTCGTATTCTTTAAAAAGAACTTCAGATTCAATCAGATCCCCGGTGCCGTTGTAATAATTAGGTACAAGGGGGAATGGTGGCAGATAAATATCTACCTTTTGTAATACAATATGCGATCCGCCTGGGTATTCTTTATGCATTTACTTCTTTCTCCTCGTACTGTTGAATCAGCTGATTGAGAGTAAATATCTCCTTTTTATAGGAAGAATACAAGTTCATTTCATCATTTACTGTCTCAATTGAATGGCAAATTGTACTGTGGTTCATGTTTTCCATAAAACTTCCAACCCTTTTTAGGCTCATGCTTGTGTTTTTACGCATCCAATAATGAATAAATTGACGCCCTTTAACATATTCTTTTGACCGGTAATGACGGCCGGTTTCCGGTATTCTCTTTGTTAATCGATCAACATCTAGCTCGTAGTATTTACAAACAATATCAATTAAAACTTCTGGTGTTATTACTGTAGTGGCGGTACTCATATTGTTAAGGTTTTGTGTTTGTTATGCTATACGTTTGATATGGTGCTGCTGGGTCGATTACTATGTGGATGGTTGCGCCCATATTAAAAGTCACGCGAAATCGTTGCGATCATTTCGGGGGTTGTTAATTTCAACTCAACGGACTTCGCCGCGTTCTGAAGTGCCGTATCCGACTTGAAGAACTCTTTGTAATACCCATTTAACCTGTCTGTGATTTGCCCGTTAATATCAAGTAGTGTACTTTTCAACTTTGCGGTTTCGGCAATCTTCTTGTCATCGGTTAGCATTGTTGCCCCAATTACAATAGCCATGTTCTCTGACTGAAGCTGTTCGTTTGTAACTATGTTGCTCCAAAGTCCATTCTTCTGTATTGTTAAGAAGCGGACAACGGCGGATGTAAATTCTGGATCCTTAAAATCAAAGTAACAAGTCTTCGTATCCTCGGTCAATTTCATTCCGGCCAGCTTCATTGCTTCCGATTTGCGTTCAACCAAGTTATCCTTAAACTTCTTAATTAGTGGGCTTCCCTCTGAATACAGGTAGATTATGTATCTCAGTAACTTATCTGAGATGCCAGGCGAAACTAGTTCCGGATACTGTTTAATGTTTGGATACAATTCTATCACCGGTTTTTTAGCGCCGTGAATGTTGTAGTGTAGTGTTGAAAAGTCTAATTCGCTCATAGTTTTGCAAGTAGTTTCTTAAACTGTTTCTTTAACTTTCTTGGTATCTTCTGATTGCAATGAAAGTTTTTACCGTTCCCGTCCGCCCCAAATGAAAGCGGCTGTTTTATTATCCCTTTATATCTTCTTCCCATATTACAGGTTCATTATCTTTCTAATTGCTCTAAATTTAGCTTCATCCAAATGCTTACGGCAATAGGGGTCCGAAGGAATATCCGGATCGATCACCGGCCAGAATGCGACGGCCTTATCCTTACATTTTTTTACGCAGCACTCTTGATCGCTTGCCTGTATCTGGTCGCTCATATATCTTTATTAAACCGGAGTTCAATTGTAAAATTTAGCACTGTTACCAATATTGATTTATTGTCCACCATTACAAGGAAGATGCTTAGGCCTCTATTGTGCCTCCAAAAGCGCCATTCATTAAAGAATAATAATCTCATACTATTTAGTTAAAAGGTCCGCCCGGAAAAACTTGCCAAGGATATTGTCATTGTAACTATCCGATCTTAATACATCATACTGCATCTGATAAAACAACTCCCAATACGTCATCTGTTTTTTTGTGAAGCAAAGGTGTAATATCTCCCTATCTATATTGTCGCCGTTTTTAATATCCTCATTCAGCTGCTTGTTGCTGCCGGTGTATAGCTGCCAGTTGGAAGATTTAACTACTGTTTTTGTCTTAGATCTGCGCTTGTCAACCATTTTAGCCAGGGCGCGTTTGCCGATTGCGGTTTTCTTTGAAGCGGTGAAAGACTTTCTTCCGATGTATATCTTACCATTAACCGTGTTGGTGATCTTGTAAATGAACCCAATAGCCCCCTGCGCTAATACAGTTTCTAATAATGCAGGTTTTTCTAATTCTAATGACCAATATCTCCAAGGTTTCATATATCTTTTTCTGTTCTACTTAATGAATAACCCATTTTCTTACTCCAGGCTGGTTTTTTCTCGATTTCTACATGGCAGTAGGCGCATACTCCCAAGAAGAATCTCTTATCTGTCAGCAAGCTTCCTATGCGGCCCTTTTTGTGATGCACCTGTTCGGAAGGGTGCATGCAATCCTTTACTTCACAAATAACATATTCCGAAAGGTATTCCTGCCTAGCCATCTTGTACTCCGCATTAAGAACCATTCTCTTGCTGGAGATGGGCTTGGGCTTTCCACCACGCTTCAGTGGTGTCTTCGCTTTCGGCTCCCGCTTTTCGGGTTTGGGGAATGGTTTTGCCATTAATCTTCATCGTCTTCAAATTCCGAAAAATTAACCTCCCAGTCTTGAATAAATCCGTTTTCGTCAATATCCATAATTACATAATCGCCAAATCCGTTTCCTACTGGACACATCATATAGATTACATAGCCTTCAATTTCTTTGATAATATCTTTATCGGAATCTAAAAGTTTGAAAGTATTACAATCTACAGATTTATAGTGAATATTAGCACTGACTCCTTGCTTCCAGTTTATAATCCTGCCTGACTCCAACTCGATTAATGGCTTCCAATATTTACCATCCCGGCATGGAATTAAATCGCCATGCTCATCTTCGACGCCATTTACTTTCGAGTCTTCCCAATATCTAACTCCAACTTCTGCCTGTAAATAAATTACATCAAACTCTTTTTCTACCTTTAACTTTACTTTCATACTGTTTGTTTTTTAATAAGATTAACAAGATGAATGGCACACGCAGTCCTGGATACTTCCAATACCCGTTTCTACTCAGGTATATTCATCTTTTAATGTTTTAAATAAAGCCCACGCAGGAAAAGGATTTTCACCGACAAATTCCCCAATTAAACTTCAAATAAAAGCGGGGCGCACAACTTATGCATATCTAGTATGCTGAGCGACTCGTGGGATTATTACTCCGGTCTCACGTACTCAAGGTACTATACTTGACCGAAATGATTTTAATTTCTATTTATTTAACTTCAACTCGTAATACACATTACTTTTATCCTTAATGGTCACTGGCGCTTTAATCAACTCGTACACCCCAGGAACAACCTTCCTTGTTTCCACTAACCACTTCGTGAATATTCCGAACCGCCCGTTTATATTTGACACCTTTTTGAACAAGGATAAATCATCATTCTCTTCCGGCTTTGACAGATAAACCTTTTTGTTGTGTATAAAGAACTGAGCGTACCCACCATTCGACAACCCTAGGAACTCTGCCGTCTCATCGGTCATTGTCCCCCTAGTGCTTCTAATTGTTAAATATAGCGCACCTGGTTCTCCGGAATAGTTATTCGGCCTACCACGCCTTTTTGTTTTTATAATTTCCATTTTTTACTTTGTAAATTCTTCGACTACTTCATATTGATTAGAACCTACTTGCTTAGATAGTCTAAATCTTACGGACCCTCGTCTTGATTGCCACTCGGTACGTGCCGCCGCTTTCATCTCTTCCAAGTTAGATCCGACTTCTTCGTACCAATAAACAACATCTCCACCTATCCAATGAGTAAAGTTCACTTTAAACATATGCAAATCTAAGTATTTAAAAGTTAATAACAAAATAAAATGTCAAAAAGGTGCGGGTCCGTCGTCGTCTTGTGGGAAGTATTCTTTTGAATTATTCTCCACTTTGCCATACCAGTCTCGTATGCTATCTGATTGTCCTTTTAACCACGTATCTTCGCCTTCAGATATCCTAGTCCGCTCATTTAAACTGTTCTTTGGTTCAACGTATTTTTGCTGGTCGCCAATTACTGTAAATCCGCATGAGTCAGGATTCATGCTTAAAAGGATTGGGTTATCCATAAGCGTTACTGAGCCGCCCGTTTTCTTCTCTTTAACTTTCCTAACATGCAGCTCTGTTACCATCCATAATTCTGGGTGCTGAGTTTTTCTGTGTATGGTAACAAACTCGTCAGAAACGTTGGCCCCCTTGTTACCTCCCTCAGAATCAGACTTTTGCGGTGCAATCATATGCCCATCTGCATCTACTTTCCGTGAAGCACTAGTTGCTAAGTGGATGTTTATATAGGTTGAAACTCCGTTGGCTTTCCCAAATCCTTTTATTGCGCGAATAGCCTTGTACTGATAGGCATGATCGCTTGTTTTCATTTCATTTATTTCTCCAAGTATACTGTAGAACGGGTCAATCAAAAGGCCATCAATACTATATTTTGACAGCATTTTTCTAGCCATAACGATTACTTCTTCATAATCAAAAGATGTTTCGGCATGCCTAACAAGGAAGAAGTGTTTCTTGAAAAAGGCTTTTGCTTCCGCAAACTCTTCCGGGGTACATTGATCTAACTTCTTGCCCAAATAGAAAACCATAACATCTTCCGCTATGGATCCATTTGAGTTTTCTGTGGTATAAATAAACCATTTTAAGCCATTTGTTTTTGACCACTGAACGTATAGCCAAATAATTGTAGTTGTCTTACCAACGTTGTCTGACCCATTTATCATCATGAGATTACCACGCTTGTATCGCAAGTGCTTGTCAATGGTAGTAGAGCCCATGCACAATCCAAGTTCAAATGTATTTGTTCGCACCTGTTCTAAATACTGAGCAATATCCGATTCATCAGAAAGAAAGCTAAAGTCATCATCATCTTCGACTATCCTAGCTGGTTTCAATTCTTCTGCCGGTTTGTATTGATTCCTTTCACCATATCCGTTATTATACAAATCAACCGCAGCTGCACGCACATCATTGCCGTGCTTAAGCATTGCATAAACAGCAAATGGTTTATACCCCTTGTTTATCTCAAACTCGGTAGATGTAGAAAATACTGAAAATAAATGTTTGTCTGTGTCGAAATTTCCGGATGTTAATGCATCAGTACTGCCCGGCCTTTTGAAGTGCACCTTGCTCCCTTTGGTCATTACGTAGGTCCATCCACAAGATTCAAGCAACGCTACCGTATCACCACGTAGATTGAAGTCTTCCCATGGAGACATCCTAGCTGTTCCGCTAGGATTATTTATAACTTGGTGCTTAACAACCTCAACAACATCGTTAAATGACCTAGCGCAAGTGATAAGTATATTCCTTTGGTGGACAGTGATCGTCGGAATTGTCTCAAAGGTTCCTTGAACTATCTTATATCCATGAGTCGGCTCTACAACTATTTGTCCACCTTCTCCTCGCGTTTCAATAAGAACCATGCACTTTAGGTGCGGGTCCTTCAACTTCTCTTCTGTAGTTACCGGCCTGGATGCCAATTTTAAGTTCCCCTCAATTGTTTCGCAACGATATATTAAATGATAACCACTGTTTGCCGTTTTCTGAACTGTAAGAGACTTTAAAACTAATGGGTCATAGGATTTGACCATCTCGCAATATCTATTGAACAGGGTGCCCGTTAAATCATATTTACTATCAAAATCTATTGCTTCCACCTTGTCAGATAAAATACCGCAAACCAATCCGCGATCTCCTGTTATTTCAAATTCCTCTGTGGACGTCT